AACGGTGGGGCACCCCGGAGCCGCACCTCAATGGCTAGGAGAACCATGCGCCGTGGCTAACGAGTGGCAGGTGGCGGCCTACGCCGGCCTTACGGTCTACGGGCGCATCCGGCGGCTCTCCAGCGGCTTCTGGCGGCGCACGGATACCGGGGCGTTTGAAGCCTACAACGGCGCCAACTGGCTCTCCTACGACCACGCCCTGACTGCCGAGGGCGAAGACCGCTACAAGGCCGATCTGCCCGGCACGCTCGCGGCCGGCTACTACGTCCTCGAAGGACGGCTTCAGGCCGGCGCGGGTCCGGTGGAAGCCGACGATGGGATCATCAGTGAGGAGGTCGGCTACTGGGATGGGGAGGCGTGGACGCCCACGGCGCCCTCCAGCGCGGGGATCTACGGGACCACGGGAGCGGTGGAGTTCGTCTACACGGTCTATGAGCCGGGTGGCGTGACGCCGTTGCCCGGTGTCGCGGTCTACGTGTCGAGTGACATCGCGGGCACGAACCGCTCCGAGACGCAGATTACGGATGTGCTCGGGCGCACGACCTGGCTGCTCGACGCCGGCCCGGCCTACTTCTGGAGGTCGCACGCCGGCTTTTCGTTTACGGACCCGGATTTGGAAGAAGTGGAACCTTAGATGCCTTCCTTCGGTTCCGGTATCGCGTCAGGAGTGATTGGCGCGGGAGTGTATCCTGACGCCGACGACCTGCAAGCCTACCTCGAAGCTGCGGGCCTGACCCTCTCGGCGGAGATGATCGCCCAACTCCGGAACGCTATCGCGGCAGCCATCGACGACTTCGAGAAGGCGGTCAGGCGCGTGATGGTAGCGGGCGAAGCGGCCCTGCGCTACTACGACCCGCCCACGAACCGGAAGCGCGAGCTGTTCCTCTCGGAAGGAGGGGGGCCCGGCGACCTGTGCGGGACCGTTACCGTCGGGTATCAGACCGTGGGCGGCACGCTGGAGACCCTCACGGCCAACGAGGATTACCGGCTTCTGCCGCGGAACGCCGTTGCAGACGGCATCCCGTATGACCGCATCCTCTTCTTCAATCGGGGGTGGGCTGATCCCATCGGGCCTTCTTTGCGGGGGGCTATCCAGGTGACGGGCCAATGGGGCTACGGGACAGGCACGCTGCCCGCCTCGGTGTTTCAGGCGATGCTCGCGCGCGCGGCCTGGCTGCTCTCTCCGACGCTGCAGCAGGTGGAGACGGGCGGCATCGTGGCGTGGAAGGACGCCGACCGGAGCGTTGAATACGGGACCGGCGGCTCGACGGGGGTCGCTTCACTGGGGGTCAACTGGTCCGCGCAGTATGACGCGACCGTCGCCCACTACCGGAAGATCGTGCTCGCCTGATGCCTACCACTCTCGGCCTCGCGCAGCCGCCCGCGGCACTCCTCTACCCGCTACCGGTCAGCGTCCATCGCTTGCTGACGGGCGCGAACCGCTTCTTCCTCGGTAGCGAACATACCTACATAGACGGTGCGTCCGTTCTTGCCATAACAGGCTCGCCATCGGTTCCATCTGGGGTCGAGGCCAGTGCCGGTCGGATAGGTGCCGCGTGGGCGCTGATGAGGTCGTCGCCGAGTTTGTATCTCTGACAGGGAAACCGGGGGCTGTTCAGGAAAGTTTAGTCTTGCATACTCGCCGAAATACTGGCGGGCCGCAGCATCATAAGCGAGGGCGGCATCTTCTTCGGCATTGTAGATACCCAGGTTGTAGACTTTCCCGTCAGCTTTAATGCCGGCCTTCCAGTAACCGCAGGGAGTTCGACTTACTCCCTTAAACACTGAACTGCCAGGCTGGCGAGACTTTGCAGAATTCGCTGCGCTCTGGAGAGCGTTGCAAAAGCGCAGGTTTACACGTCGGTTGTCTAGCGTGTCTCCATTGATATGGTCTACGATAGTGCCCGGAGCGGCTTCGAGAATTGCCCGATGCAGGTACAGGCGCTTGTAGTGTCCTGGGCTTCCAGGCACCCACTGGTCGCGCTTTGCATACCGCCCATCGTAGTACCACTTGACTTGTCCGAAACTCTCGTAGTCCTCGGCGTCAATCAGAGAAACGGCCCCTTTAGTGAGCAAGATGGTTTGAGTCTCCATACCGCAATTGTATCACGTTGGCGGGTAACGCAGTGACTACACTAAACCTTCCGCAACCTCCTGACAGCCTGTTGTATTGTCACGCTTGCACGGTCTACCGCGCCGCCGTGGACCTGCTCGCGGACGGGCAGCCGGACGCGGACGGGTTGGAGTGGGCGACGGTCGCCGCGGGGGTGGCGTGCTACCTGGAGGATGTGCCGGTCCCGCTCGTGGTCGTCTCCTTCCTCCAACTGGAAGGCGGCTCCTCGAAGCGGCTCCACTTCCCGATGGCGGCTGACGTGAAAGCCTTTGACGTCTTCCTCCTGACGACCCACCCGCAGGCCTCCCTGGTGGGCAAGTACTGGCGGGCGACCGAGGCGCCTTCCGACCATGACTTCGCGGCCGGGAAGCGCATCCTGGGGGTGGCGATGACGGTGAAGCCGAACGGAATAGCCTGATGGCGCACCTCGTCGCGTTGAAGAACGCCCTCGTGACGCAGATAGGTCTGAGTTGGGCCGACGTGAAGCCGAATGGCATCTTCCTGTCCAACCAGCTCTTGCAGATTGACTTCTCGGAGCAGGCGCGAGACGGCAGTTTGCCCATCGCCGTCCTGGACTTCCGGCAAACGGGGGTGCACGAGTATGGGAGCGACCCCGGCCGTGACGTGGGGCCGATCACCATCTCCCGGGTCATCAAAGACAGCGAGACGATGGACACGCTCATTGGGAAACTGGAGACGCTGCGGCAGGCCTTCTGGGACGATTGGGACGCGCTCGGGCTCGCGGTGAAGGCGCAACTCCTCACCTATCCCACCGTGGACTTCTCCTTCGATCAGCCCTTGCAGAGGTTCTTCTTCGAGACGGCGAAACCACTCGTGTGTGGGTCCGTGATGCTGACCATCGAGGTGCAGGACGCCTGATGTCGTTTTCCATAGAGAAGGGCCGCCATCTTGGAATACTCAAGATGACTGGCGAGTTGTTTGTGCTCCTCCTCCAGCCCGGATCGCATCCGGCCTATGAGGTTGTAGAGAACGGTCTCCCGGAAGGCGCGAGGATCACGAACGCGCGCCTCGGGTGGACGAGTGAGTTAGAGGTGGTTCTGGAACACCCCGACTTCCCCCTTGTGCTGCCCGGTGCGCCCATCCCGGAGTTGCCACTACCGATGCTGCGGCGAAGGGAGTAGTTGCCTGATGTCGTTCTCCGTGACGCTGCGGGCGCCCGGGCTGGCGAAGCTCAAAGCGCGGTTCCGGCAGTCGCCCGCCATCGTGGCCCGGCAGATGCAACTCGGGCTCGAACGGTCCCTGGAACGGCAGGCGGCAGAGACGCGGGCGCGGACCCCGGTAAAGACCGGCACGCTGCAACGGTCCATCACGTGGAAGGTCGAAGGGCGGGGCGCCCGGATTTACGGGACCGTCTACTCACCGCTTGCCTACGCCCTCTTCGTGGAGCGCGGGACGAAGCCGCATCGCATCCGGGCCAGGTCGGCGCGGTTCCTGCGGTTCGAGGTGGGCGGCCGCGTGGTCTTCGCGCGTGAAGTGCAGCACCCCGGCACGAAGGCGGCCCATTTTTTTGCGGACGGCGCGAAGGCGAGCGTGGTCCCCACGCGGCGGTTCCTCGCGGCCCGGCTGGGCAACGTGACACGCTTTCTCGGTTACCGGTGAGGGGGAGCTATGGCGAAACGGACGGGGAAAGACCTTAACCTGCTCGTGGGCGGCACCGCGATCAGCGTGCCGACCGGGTGGAGCTACGAGGAGACGGACAGCACGGCGGAAACGACGGCGGCGGGGGATGCCTGGATCGACCGCGCCTCCCTGCGTGGGGACTACACCGTCGAGTGGAACGCGCGGGTCGAGATCGCCTCGCCCTACGTGCTGCCGACGGCGGTGCGCGGCACGCTCGTCACATGGGCCCTGGAAGTGATTGCCGCGGACGCGCAGGGTATTGTGGTCGGCACGGGCCTCTGCACCATGTTCCGGCTCGAAGCCGCCTATGATCAGCCGCTGGCGACCTCGGGGCGCATCCAGTCTGCCGGCACCGGCCCCACCTTTGATCTCCAACCGGCTACGTAAGGGAGGGCAGCATGGCGAAGCGGACGGGCAAGGACCTTGCCATCTTGATCAACGCGGCGGCAATCGCCGTGCCGACCGGGTGGAGCTACGAGGAAACGGACAGCACGGCGGAGACGACTGCGGCCGGCGATGCTTGGATCGACCGTGCCTCCTTGCGCGGGGATTTCACCGTCGAATGGAACGCGCGCGTGGAGATTGCCGCCACTTACGTGCTGCCGGTGACGGTCAGGGGCACGCTGGCGGCCTTCTCCTGCGAGATCATCGCGGCAGACACCAACGGCATCGTGAGCGGCACAGGGCTGGTAACCATGTTCCGGATTGAGGCGGCCTATGATCAGCCGATGGCGACTTCGGGGCGCATCCAGTCGGCGGCAACGCCGCCGTCCTTCGACCCGACGCCGGCCTAAAGGAGCGACGATGGAAGACCCCCAGGTGATCGATGATGGGCGACCCGGCAAGATCGGCCCGGTGCCGGACCATATTCGGGACGGCACCCCCGAGGAGCAGATCGAGTTCCTGAAGCGGATGACCCGAAACGGCGTCGCCCGCGGAGCAGCCCCCTGGCCCGGCACGGAGCCACAGGCGGCGGTACGCCCCGACCGGCCCGTTCCGGCCGGTGTAGGGGATCGCAGCGCGTTCTACGATCTTCCGGACGGGCGGCGCGTCTGGCTGCGGGCCCTGTCGCTCAAGCAGAAGATCGCGCTCGGGAAGCACCTCAACGAGGATCTGCACAAAGCGAAGGTGATCCGGAAGCAGGTCTCGCCGGAACAGTTCGACGCCTACCAGGTCGAATACCAGATCGAGAGCTTGTATCGGGGGAACCTCTGGGCCGTGCTCCTCTCCGCGCGGACGGGACCGGAGCGAGATGCACCGCTGGCGTTCGAGCCGGCCGACGCGCCTACGCTGCTGGAAGCGGAGGAGTGGGCGACGCCGATCGAGGAGATGGCGGCCCTGATGGAGGGGCTCGTCCAGGCCGGCGAGACCGAGGCGCAGGTGACGCGGGAGGTGCTAACCCGTTTTTTCGAGCGGCAGGGGAGCTGGGCCGAGACGTGCAGCTCGCGGCTCGCTCTCCTGCTGCCGCCGGACTCCTCTGGGAGGATCCAGATTGCCGAGCCGCTGCCGCTCTCCTGGGAGCAAGCGATGATCCGGCAGGTGAAGGATGCGCTGGACGACTTCGCCTATTCCGTCTCCTCGTTGACGCCGCAGACGCGGCGCTGGGGAGTTGAGGAACTGAAGCAGCTCTCGCTGGTCCTGGGACTGCCGCCGGCACCGCCGGAGCCGTCCCACGCGGAGCGGTGGGCGGCAGCCGAAGCGCGTGGTGAGGACCCGTATGAGACCGTGGGAGGCCTCGCGCCGTGCCGGTAGTAGGGGAGGATCTGAACTGGCCCTGGTGGTTGCCACTGTGGCTGCACGCGCTCATTAATCGGCTGCTCAAGCCCTTCAGGCGAGCGCTCGCGCTGACCGAGACGGGGGGAGTAACCCTCGGCCACTGCTATCGGATAGACGTGAAGGAGCTTTAGCCCGTGGCTGTCGTCTCCCAGGTGCTCGAAACCGTCCTCACGCTCAACGCTTCTCGCTTCGGTGCGGGCATTGGGCAGGCGAGCCGGGACATGGACCGGCTTCAGGGCCGGATGGACAGCTTCGGCCGGGGCAGTGCCATCGCGGGCGCGGTGGCGGCGGCGGGGTTCGCCCTCCTCGGGAAGGCGGCACTCGAAGCCGGCGAGGACACGGCGAGCTTTAACCGGGCGGTAGGGGCTTTCCACGGGGCCTTCCCGCGCGCGGAGATGGAGGCGTTTACCGACAAGCTGCAGCGCATCGTCGGGATCGAGAACGACATGATTGCGCGAACGGTCGGCGTCCTCGGCACGTTCGGTGCGACGGCTGATGAGGCAAAGAACCTCACCCTGGGGATTTACAACACGGCCGAGGCGATGAAGTTCGCCGGGGTGACGGCGGAAGGGCTGGCGACCCAGATCGGGAAGGCGCTGGAGAGCGGAGAAATCGGCCGGGTAGGGAAGACGCTGGGGATCGACGCCGACGCCTTCAAGAACGCCGATCGGCTGGCCCGGATGACGATGATCATGGACGCCCTCGCGCGCAAGGGCGGAGACGCGGCAGCGGTTTTCCGCAACACCCTGCCGGGCGCTATCCAGGCGTTCAATACGGAGATCCAGTCGGCGTTCGGGAACGTGGGGAAGGCACTCGACGGGCCGGGCGCCTCGATGCTCAACTGGCTCATCTCGATGATCCAGAAGTTTAACGACGCGGGGCCAGTGGTCCACGGGGCTGCGGCAGCTATCGGCGTGACGCTCGTTCTGGGCGCGGCCGCAGCGGCGATAGGGCTGAAGGCATTGGAGATCCAGAACACCCGCCTGTTCAATGCGATGCTGAAGACCACTGCCGCGGCGAAGGTTCAGGGGGACACGCTGGCCGCGACGGGCGCGAAAGCGGCGGCCGGCGGCGCCGGTGGTTTCCTCGGGAAGATCCTGCCTTTCCTGGCAGCGGGGGCAGCGGCGGCGGCGGCCGGCGGCGCGTTCGGGTCCGCGACCGAGAAGGCGACCGGGGCGCCTGCCGGCGTAAGTTGGTCGCGCTGGATGACCGATAAGCTCATGGCCGAGCAGGGGCATCCCGAGAAGGTGACCAATCCGGCGTCCCGAAAAGCACTCGGCCTGCCGGCACTGGGGGGGGCGACGGCCGAGACGGCACAGGAGAAGCTGGTGCGGCTGGCCGAGGCGCAACTGGCCGAGGCGAAGAAGACGAACGAGAACCTGACCGGGCGCGGCGGCGGCGCCGTCAGCACCTCGGACGTGCCGCTCTACCGGCAGCTCGCGGCGCGGCAAGTCCGCGTCTTCGGGAGCTGACGATGGGCAGAATGTGGGTCGTCTTCGACCCGCCGGGATACCGCTACACCGAGGAGCCGGGCTTCCATTACTCCATCACTGGCAAAGACTTCGCCAGCAAGCTTGCTCCTACCCCGAACGCTGCAGGTCTCTTCGCCCATAACTTCCTCGTCCACCCTGACCTCGATTGGATCATTCCCCGGCCGCGGCAGTGGTCGCCCACCTGGTATACCGACAGCCGGCTTGATCAGCACGTCATCACCCGGGACTTGTGGGCCTTCGCCTCCGGCATTACGACCCGCGAGTTCGAGCTGACGAAGAAGAGCGACGGCACGACCTTCCCAGATAACAAGTGGGTGCAGGTGAGCCGAATTCCTGACCCGACGACTAGCCTCGACACTTGCAACTACACGACCCTCGGAACGGCGGCCGGCGTCGCGATGCCGGCGGGGATCGTTACCATCGCCGTGACGGCAACGACGCCGGTAGGAGCCAGCCTGACGGGTGCGCCCGGCCACTGCTTTACGCCGCAGTTCGAGTGGTCCGCGCCGCCGCCGCCGGATGATGTCCTCGTCTTCGGCTTCGGGGACCTCGCCTTCATCCTGGCTGGCGATACCGTCACCCTGTGCCGGGCAACGACGCCGGGGAGTAAAGCTGCCTGGGAGCGGCTCGGCGGTCCGTGGAACGGCGTGAAGCCTTACGGCGGCTATGTCAATGCCTGGGACCAGGCGTCGGCGCCGCTGACGATGGCACCCTACCATCAGCTCCGGATGCGCGGCCTCAAGGTCGTGCAGTTCGGGTTCAACTTCATCGTTGTCTATCTCAACGGGAATGAGGGCATCCCTGTCAAGCTCAACGATCAGAAGCCGGCGACGGCGGCTGATCCGATCTTCCGCGCCGGTTCCTGGTGGGTTGGAATGGCGCCGGGGCAGAAAGCCTTTTGGCAGGCCCAGGTGATCGGCTATGAGGCGGCGTCCACTACCTTCGCCGTGGATGCCGGCCACCCCCTCATCCTGTTCGACCTGGGGAGCAGCTACCAGCCCACGATAGCGCCGGAACGGGCCGTAAGGGGATTGATCCATACGGCGTTCCCCTCGGACCAGGTTGCCGCGGACACGGCCGGGCTGGTCACGGCGACCTCGGCCTACACCGGCAACCAGATTGCCTTCAGTGTCTCGGATGGGGACGGCGACATCTGGGACAGTGACGGGACGCGGCACGCGGGCGGCTTCTCGCTCTCGCTCCTACCCTCGACGCCGGGGGAACTGGACGGCGCTTACCTCGCGCCGGGGGTAGAACTGTTCGAGCTGCGGTTCCCGGTGAAGTTTGCTGACCGGGACAGCACGCCGCTGCCGCTGGCCGATACGGAATGGACTCGGTGGAGCTGCGAGACTTCCTACCGGGAGCCGCGGGGGAAGCGGATCGAGATCGACCTCAAGCCCACGGGCGCAGCCCTGTTCTACTCAGGCGGCTACCAGCGGCGCGGCTGCTATCCGGTCCACATCATGGAGGACACGGACGCGGATGACATCGCGGACACGATCCGCGTGCGCGGCTGGGTGACGGACCCGGAGATTGAGGTCCTGCTGGTAGCCGACGACGCCGGGACGGACGTTACTCGCATCACGCGCGTGCACGCGGAAGGGCTGCTCGCCCGCGTGGACCGGCTCCCAGCCTACCTGCCGCAGCTTGTCAACCCCACGGGCGACGGCACGATCTCGCACCGCTACGCGGCCAGCGAGGCGTTCCAGCAGAGCGGCTTCGACCCGACGACGGATACCTACATCGCCTTTTCAACAGCGTTCGCCGGCACGAGTTGGGACCTGCTGCCGGGAACGTGGGCGCAGACCTCAGACGTGATCGCGAAGCGGGGAGCTTCCGATTGGGCGCAGACCTGGGACGAGACGCACCTGAAGTATATCGAGCGGCTCGCCAACGAGCTGCTCGGTTGGGTCGTCTATGAGACCTGGGACGCGATCTATTACCATCCTGACCTCGCCTTCGATCTGGAGTCAGGCGGCCTCTACTTCCCAGGCGGGACCATCTACCGGAACCACGCGAACGCGCTCGCGGCCGGCGTGCCGGGCCAATGCTACCGGGTCGGGGTGGGTGGTCGGATCATCGAGCCTCGCGGGAACCGGGTCAGGGTGCTCGCTGCGGATTACGAGGACCGCCTGACGCCGTGGCGGCTGGATACTTATCCCCTGGCAATCACTGATCCGAGTAATGAGCACTTTACGGGCGAGCCCATCACCGTGGCGCTCATGGCCGACCTCACCGATGGTGAAGACGCGGCGATCCGATCGGCGCGAGTCTTCCTGTTCCAGTGCTATCGGCGGATTTTCCTGACGGACAATAACATCCCACTGGCCCCGTGGGTAATCGACGGAGACGATGACGCCACCGTGGGCCGGGTCTGGGGGTTCGAGGCGTCGCTGCCGGCCGCGATCCTGGTCCACGCGGAGACGGAGCAACTTACCAGCCGGCCGGGCACGGCGAGCCACTTCGAGACGCGGCTGATAGGGGAGAAGGTCTCGGAGTTCGCGGCGGCGGGTGAGGCGGCCGGGGGGTATCCCGGGATCGGGATCCTGATCTAGATGGCGGTTCCGCAGCTTGCCCTGCTTGCCCAGACGACGGCCGACTTTACCGACTTCGCCACGGCGACGGTGACCATTACCGCGCCGGCTTCGGTCGGAGATGTGGTCCTGGTGGAGGTGTTCCACCCGTCCGGCGGGGCGCCTTCCGACAGCCAGGGCAACACGTACGTCGAGGTCGCCGCCGGGACCGACGTGAAGGTCTACCAGGCCCTCCTGACGACGGCGCTGAGTTCCGGCGTCGATACCATCACCGTCTCGAATACCTGGCACTGGCGGGCGTTCCGCGTCCGCGACTTCGACGCGATCTCCGTCATCGGGGAAACGGACAGCATCTCCGGCAGCGTCAACTTTCCCGACAACACCATCGGGACGGTCCGGACGGCGGGGCCGGCGGTGCTCGACAACTCCGTCAACGGCTACGTCAGCTCTAACCTGATCGTCCGCGGCGTAGGCGGCCTCTCGGACCTGGCCTCACCGGTGTGGGCGCGGAGCATCGTGCCGACGGCGCTCTCCAGCAGCGCGGGAAACCGGCCGGGCCACAGCACCGGCGACACGGAGGACTACCGGGCGTACTTCGGGGAGGGGGCGAGTTACGACGGCGGGGCGCAGGAGTGGGCCGTCACCCTGACGATGACCAGCGGGGGAGGCTTCGGCTTCCTGTCCGAGGACATCAATTACACGCTCCTCATCTACCAGATCCTCGGCACGGGGACGATCACGCCGCCCACGCCGCCGGACGCGGAAGCGGAGGGGGTAGACATCGCGGAGACGGCGAATGGCTGGCTGTTCGTGGCCTATCACGAGACGCTCGACCCGGAAGACCTCCACGTCGCCCGTTCCACGGACGCCGGGGAAACCTGGGACATCGGGGAGCCTATCGCCACGGATGCCGCGGAGTTCGCGACCCCGACGCTGCTTGCGGTCCCCCAGGACGCGGATGAGGATACCCTCTGGTGTTACTACCACACGTCGGCGCCGGCCCTGAAGATCCTCCGCAGTGAGGACCTCGGCGATACCTGGGAACTGTTCGCGACGCATCCCGGTTATCGGCACGCCCGCGCGGTCTGGCTCGGTGGCGGGTTGATGCTGTTCGTGCTGATGAACGGGGACCTGTTGGAGCTGATGACCTCGGACGACTTCGGGCTCACGGACCCGGAGCTGGTCTCGACGGTGGGGGAGCATCCGGCGCAGCTTGCCTGCCTGCGGCAGGACCGGTTCGGGCGCACGCACCTGATCTATGCGGACGAGGACGGGAAGCTCTGGCACCGGAGCAGCTCCGCGCCGGAGGTGGCGGGGACCTGGACCGCCGACGTAGAGGTGACGCCGCTGCCGCCACCGATGACGTTCCCGGCCTATGCCGTGGGCGTTACCTGCGGGTTCCTGTTCTGCTGGGACGAGGCGCAGCCCGTGGCGAGCTTGCTGACCGAAACCTATGACGAGGAGAGCAGCGCCGGGGGGACACCGGACCCGACCCCGGCCCTGATCCCGATGTATACCGGGCTGATCTTCAACCGCTATCAGGATGTGCTGCTTGCCTGCAAGGACACGGAGGCGACGGGTCCGGTCTATGTCTATTCGTCCCCGGACGAGGGGGAGTCGTGGACGGCGTTGAACGGGGGGAGTGGGTTCTAATGCCTTTCGAGGAATCCCTAGAGCGCCTCACGTCGAAGCGGTGGAATGAGGCGACGCGGATGCGTGGACGGCGCCGTGAGGAGAACGCGGGCGTGAGGGAAGGCGTGCGGCAGGACATCCGCGCCAACGGGCGCTTTGACGATCAAACGGGGGTGGCGTTGGGGGATCTCCTGATGTCGTCCGGTTCCTGGGGGGGAGAGTAGGATGCCCGGCACGCTGCCGCGGGCGGTCAATGATGCGAGTGTCGTCACGCCCGTCTCTGTGACCCGGCTCATCCAGCTCAACACGACGATCGAGACCGCGGTAGGCTACCTGTTCCCGCCGGGGGTCGTCTCCGGCGGGCAGGTGGCGGCCGCCACGGGCTTCGCGGTAGAGGTGGGCGCGAGCGTCTTCGTGTCGGAGCTGGCCTCGCTCGTGCTGGCGGCGCCGCAGGCTTATGCCGGGGCGACGAACACCTCGACCACGATTCGGCTCTGGGGGAAGGTCCTGCGGACGGCAGCGACCCAGGCCAACCGCGCGGATCCCGATACCTATACGCTCTCTCTGACCCACACGAACGGTGCCGGCTACGCTACGGAGCCGGCTTCGGGTCCCTGGTTCCCGCTGGCCGACTGGACCACGGACGGGAGCGGCGTCTCCGGCCCCATCGACAACGGCCCGCCGGGGAAGTTCTCGCGGCACGCCTCAAGCCTCTGGCGGGGCAAGACGGCGGTACCGCTGGCCGCTACCGCCGCCGTGGCGAGTGGAGAACAGTTCCAGGTCTTCCCCGCGCTCCAGGTGCGCGGGCTGCTGATCGTCCGCGGTGCCCTGCGCGTGCGGGGATGGGGGTAAGAGATGGCGGCAACCGGAGTGCTGGATGTCGGGAGCGTGCAGTATGGACGGCTGTCCAAGAGCGTGGCCGGCTCCGCGAACGTGACCCTGACGCAGACCGAGTACGAGAATGGGGTGCTGGAACTCACCGGGGTGATTACCGGGAACATCCAGGTTATCCTGCCGCTGATCGACGGGCGGACCTGGGTTTGCAAAAACGGGACTACAGGTGTTTTCACAGTCACGCTCATCGGCGCTACGGGGACGGGCATCGTGATTGCTACCGGGATGACTGCAATTGTAAGAACCGATGGCGTTAACTTTTTGCGCGTGACAGCCGACGTTTGAGGCTCTGGGCTTTGCTGCGAACGGCCATGCAAACCCGACATTGTCGCTCTGTTTTGCCCGGACGGGAGTAGGTGTTCTCGGGAGTGTATTCGTGTCCCTGGGGGCAGTGTGTGCGTCTCGCGTTGCGTGCTGAGCAGCCTGTGCCGCGCAAGATGTTCACTTGATGTGAGACTGGTTCGAGATGTGCGGGATTGACGCAGAGGGTATTGCGGCAGAGGTGATCGAGTTCCAGGCCATCCGGGACAGTGCCGACAAGAGCCTGATAGGCGTAACGGTGTGCCGAGATGTTTCCTGCGTTACCTCGAAAGGCACTGTAGGGGCCGCTGGCTGACGGCGTTGTAGCACCTGTCCACAGCCAGCAGCCTGCCGTCTTCTCTACCTTCTCCCAGAACCGTTCTTCGACTGTCGGCCGAAGTCGGTTCTTGGCAGCGCAGGAACGGCACGGGCTGCCGAGGTCGGGAGAGTGGCCGCCAGAGGTGCTCCGGGGCAGTCCGCACTGGGTGCAGATCAGGATGGGACGAACGCCTCGGTTTTCCGGGGGAGCGCCTCGGTGCCGGCCGCAGGTACAGTCAGGTGCGCACTTCGGGCGAGGACGTAGTAAAGTAGGCATGTCTCTGCTCCTTTCAGCAGGGAACGCGGGCCGGGGCAGTTTGCGCTGCTGCCGGCCCATCTCACACCTAATTGTATCATCCTGCGCGTGACGGCCGATAATCCGTAGTCGGCTGACTGACAGCGCGAGAAAGCCCCAGGCGCCCTGCGAGAACAGGGCGCCTGGGGCTTTTCTGCGTACGGGCTACTCCGGCGCCCGCAGCACCGCGCAGAGGAACGCGGTTATGGTTTCCACCACGTCGGGAAGGGTTGCTCCTCGGCGTACTCCCAGTCCCGGTAGCGCCAGCCCCGGAACCCGACGATGAGCCGGTCGATGGTGACGGCGACGGCCCCGCCACCTCGAATGAGGGCATGCTGCCGGCCGGCGCTCCGCAGTTCGACGAGCGGCGCAAAGCCGCGCAGGCGGCCGTTATACACGACGTAGACCCGTTCGCCCCGCCGGATCATCGGCCGGGCCCCGCCGGTGGTGAAGGCGTAGAGTTCGCCCGACCAAGGCTCGCCGGCGCCGTCCCCCTCCTCGCGCCACGTCTCCAGCCCGAACGATTTCGGCACGGTGACCACGATATCAGGCATCGTCGTCTCCAGCCGCGCGCAGGCGGCTCACAGCGCGCAGGATGCTGCTTTCGGACATCAGGACCCGCAGGCGCATGGAAGCCCGCTGGTGGGCCTCTAGCGCGTCCTGGCAGGCATCCTGCGCGGGCAGGGTGGCAGCGTGGACGCGGGCCTTCCGCTCCTCAGCGTTCCGCCCTTCCACTCCGCTGCCGAGATAGCAGGCGTGTTCCGCGGCTTCAAGGGTGGCCTTCGCGGCGGCCAGCTCGATTGCTGCTTGGCAGGCGTCCTCCTCGGCGGCGGCAATCTCGCTCGCCAAATCGAGGAGCCGGCTCACCAGGCCGGCGAGGGCGAGAAGGCGAGTTATCAGGGCTTCGCGGGTGATCATCGGGACAGCTCCTCTATCAGGTCGCAGCCGAGGGCAAGGTAAGGCTCCAGGTCGGCGCGGGCTGCCAGGATTGCCCGGAACTTCGCGAGCATCTCCTGCGCCTCTGTTTCAATCTCGTCCTCGGTGTAGGGGCGGCGGGCGAACAAGTCCAGAACCGGATCGGTTCTTTCCGCCTGCTTCGTGCGGGTGCGGAGGGCGCGAAGGGCGGTGCGGTAGTAAAGCTCGGTGGTGGCGCCGGTCGCTTGATTGTCGGTCATCTTCATTCTCCAGGGGAAGGGGGCGGGCCGGCTCCGGCCCGTCCAGGTGCATGCTAGTCGGGCCACAGAAGGGCTCGGTCGGCTTCGGCGCGGGCGAGGCGCTCTGCCTCGTGCTTCGCCTCTACCTGCTGCGCCCACTCTGCCAGTGTGGCAATCGCGGGGCTGACCTGGGGCCAGGCTTCGGACTGGGCGAGCAGGCCGTGCTTACATGGCTGCGCCGCGGCGCCCTCGGTCTCTATCCGGCGGGTGAAGTCCGGGCAGTTGCAATGAACCGCAGCTCCGTCCCGGTTCAGGCGCACCGTGTAGTAGGCGCCGGGGCGGCGGACATAGCAGATGCGGATGCTGCCGACCTTCCCATCCCCGTTGCGGCGCAGGCGGATTGTCGCGAACTGGAGGGTGTAGTTGCCGGCCTCGGTGCGGGCGCGGAGGGCGCGGCGCTCGGCGGGGGTGAGGTTCGGGTGAGTGGTTGTGCTAATCTTCGTCATGGGTCAGGTCTCCTCTGATCCTCGGCGCCGGCTCCTCTCGCGGAGGGGCCGGCGCCTTTTGTCGTTTGGGGCTACTTCGCCCAGCGTCCGCCCTTCGGCGGGGTAAATGCCGGAACACATTTCTCCAATCGATTGAAGGCCTCAGGCTCGATCTCGCCAATGGCGCGGACAACATCAGCGTAGGCGTTCGCCGCCGCCCGTAGGCGAATGGTTTGCTCTTGCCCGTTCTTTTTTGTGATTTTGAGCCGGAGTTGTGTTTGGGGATCGAGGTACATCTCTGCCAAGCGGTTAGCCTCGTCGCGCTCGCGCTCGCAGTGCTCGCGAACTTCGTCGATGTTCTTGAAATAGCGTTTCATAATCTTTCCCCCTCGGGTCTCCCCCGTGAGCTACTTCGCCGCCGGGCCTTCTCGCAGGTACTCTCTTGCGGAGAAGGCAGCGTCCCGTAAGGTCTCGTCCCCGTCCGAATGGATCGTCTGGTCGCGCCCGTCGAACCACACCCAACATCTCCAGCGTGGGAGCATGTCGTTTCGGACTATCCGAACCGGACCGAGGGTGTAAGCCCCTACTCCATCGCGCTTCAGGTTCTGGCTGCTGGTCTTCATCTCGTCTCCTCGGGTCGGTCGCTGCTTACAAGAGGATTATGCGCTATCCTGAAACAGAAGTCAAGGGTTTTCGGGGGTTGCAGGAAATATTTTCTCGTGTTATGCTGTGGGTATGAGCAACCCGACCCCTCCCAGGCCCCGCGGGCGCCCCCCGGGCCTGGACTATCCGAAGAAGAAGCTGGTGCGGCTCCGGGATGATGATGCAGCCGACCTCGCGGCACTCGCGGACCTCTGGCGTTCGAGTGAGTCCGAAGCGATGCGAAAGGCCCTGCGAGAAGCCGCCAACCGTTACCTGCATCTGGGGATAGCACCATGAACCCTGAACTGCGCCGAAAGTATCAGGCCCTCGCCCGGTCGTTTTACGCCGAAGCATGGAAGACCGAACCCCCGGACACTGGACTCCTGGCTTACTTCATGATCTGTGACAGCATCGCAGAGTGCTGGGGCGACCTCCAGGAGCTTTACGGTGGGCTCCACGGCGTCTTAATGAGCGCGGAAGCGGGGCGCGAGGATCGAGAGGATACCACGCCATGACCCGCCGCCCCAGGCCCCAGCACGCCTCGATCATCTGCGCCTCGGCTGCGGAGGCGATCAGCTTCTCGGCCCATCTCGCCGGGCTGTGCATCGCCCACGCCACCGAGATCGAGGAGCGGTTCCCCCGGATCTGGTTCCTGAACCTCCGCGCGAGCGAGCAGACAAGCGCCAATACTCTCTACGCCGACTGGCTCCGGGAACGGGCGGCGGCGAAAGCGAGGGAGCCGCGATGAGGCTGTTGGACCTCTTCGCGGGAGCAGGCGGTGCCGCCGTGGGGTATCATCGGGCCGGCTTCACGGACATCCTGGGGATCGACGTGGTGCCGCAGCCGCGGTATCCCTTCCGCTTCCGGCAGGGGGACGCGCTGGAGTTCCTCGCGACGGTGAAGCCGGGTGACTTCGACCTGATCCACGCAAGCCCCCCGTGTCAACGGTATAGCAATCTCGCCTTCCTTCAGGACCGGGAGTATCCCGACCTCATCGGCGCCGTCCAAGCCGAACTCCAACGCCTCGGTGGCCCCTGGGTGATCGAGAACGTAGAAGGCGCACCTCTCCGCAACGCTATCCGGCTGTGCGGCTCCGCGTTCGGCCTGGGAGTATGGCGGCACCGGCTGTTCGAGTGTTCCGAGTTCCTGTTTGCCCCCGGCTGTACTCATGGCCTCGTGCCCGAACCCCTGGACGTGACCGGCACGGGTGGGCCGCAGAAGGCGCCGCGCAAGGCGGCTGGCGGCGGCAGGAGCCGGAAGCCGAGCAGCATGGCGGAAGCCTATGCGGCGATGGGGATGGACTGGGGCACGCGTTACGAGGTCGACCAGGCCATCCCCCCGGCATACACGTTCTGGATTGGCTCTCAACTACGGAAGGTAATCCAGCCGCTTCCGGTCGGGGAAGGGGCTGGATGATGGTTACTACCTGTTCCTCTACTCTTGACCTCCCGCTCGCCGCCTTCCGGGACTGGCTGGAGAGCCACGAAGGTCGCGAGCCCGTCGGCCGCCACCAGTCGCCCACGGACAGCGTGCTGGTCCGCTGGGTGCGGGCCCGCCTCTGGCCCCAGGCGGTGATTGTCCGGGGGCAGCTGCGGCCGGCGCCCGGCGCTCCGTGGGAGGACCTGCCGGAGTGGTGCCTGCGCTACGAGGCACGGCTCGCGCGGGTGGTTGCCTATCGCGGCCGGGGCTGGCGGGGGCCGGTGGCGGCGCTCGTGGCCTTGCGGGGGCTGGACGAATGACGACCGGGAAAACCCTCACTGACGCCGGCTTGGACCGGACCGAGGCTTTCTGGGTGGGCACGGGGAGCCAGTACGACGACCTGCGGCGCGCGTTTGAGGAACTGCGTGCCCTGCGTGCCCTGCGTGCCCAGAGAGCTTTGGAGCCACCCCGCGATGATGAAGGAGACGGAATGACGACCTTCCTACTCGTCCGTGAAGAGGACCCCTGCCCGACCTGCAAAGGCGAGTCCCGGACCGTTCCTGCTGGCTGTCAGGGATGCGCGGGAACCGGCGTGCTCC